CTGAATATTCGGACATTTTTGACCAAGCAAAGGTTAATTTTGACGAAAGACAGGAACTTGCACAAGTAGTGGGTAAAGCCATTGCTCGTAGAGAGGACCAAATAATAATTGATGTTATGGAAGCAGCTTCACCAGGAGCAACTATTGCTAACACAGTAGTAACTTCAGGTTCTGCGGCAGCTTCAGATTTGAACATTGGTAAAATCATCGCAGCTAAAAAAGCTATGGATGCTGCTAATGTTCCTCCGCAGGATAGACACGCAGTTATTCATGCAAATAATCTTGCTGGATTGCTTGGCGATGAAAGAGCAATCTCTGGAGATTTCCAAAACATTAAAGCTCTTGTTGCTGGTGAATTGAATACCATGATGGGTTTTCAGTTTCACATCGTAGGTACGAGAGACGAAGGCGGATTAGCTATTGATGGCTCAAGCGATAGAAATACTTTCTTCTATCATCGTTCAGCCATCGGTTGCGGTGTGGGTATCCCACCAAAAGTTGAGGTCAACTATGTGCCTGAGAAAACATCATTCCTAGTGAGTGCTATGTATTCTGCTGGTGCTGTTGCGATTGACACAGCTGGTCTTATTAAAGTAACTTGTAGAGAGTCGTAGGAGGTAAATTATGGCATTTTCTAGAACAGGCTGGAATCCTATTGGCGGTATGAGTAAACGAGGTACTGCACCACAAATGTGGAGCTATACCACTACTGATAGCTTAGCCACTATGAATACAGCAGCTTACTTCAATTCGGTATCGGATGAAGTAAAAGTCGGTGATCTAATTTATGTTCATGACTCTAACACACCCACAGCTAGTTTGGTAATAGTGTTATCGAATTCAAGTGGAGTTGTTGATGTGAGTGACGGAACAGCACTTAGTGTAGCTGACTCAGACTAACTATAAACTGTGGGGAGGGTTTTCCCTCCCTACTTTTAAGGATTTTTATGGCAGCAGGTGACACTCAAGTAAGTATAGCGAATCAAGCTCTATTGTTGCTTGGTGCTGATACAATATCAAATTTTACAAACGGAACAGCAGTAGGTAATGCGTGTTCTATAATTTTTCCAAAAATTAAAGCTACGACTCTAGGTATGTATCCCTGGAGTTTTTCTTTAAAAAAGGCTGAGCTTTCTCGGTTATCCACCGCACCAACAGCACATTTTTTATATCAATATGCCCTCCCCCCTGATATGCTTAATAGTGTTCCGAGAGCGGTTTATGCAAGTGGTGACCGAGGCTCACCAAAAATAAATGGTGAATGGGAAATTCAAGGAGAAACATTACTTACAGATAGAGATAAAATTTTTGTTGATTATCAACAGGATGTGGTTGAAGGCAAACTACCGAGTTACTTTACACAATTACTAGTGTATATGTTAGCTTGGAACTTAGCCGAACCAATAACAGATCAAACAGAGAAAGGTGCATATTACAAACAAATTGCATTAGGCACAGCTGCCGACAACAACAGAGGAGGTTATTTCAGAACAGCTATTAACATTGATGGTGCTGGAGAAACACCACCTGTCATTGCTCAGTATTTGTTAACTGAGGTTAGAAATTAATGTCTAGGATTGTTCAGTATCAATCGTCATTTACTATGGGCGAGTTTGATCCATTGGTAAAAGGTAGAGTTGATATTCAACAATATCAGAATGCTTTACAGAAAGCGACAAACATTGTCTGTATTCCTCAAGGCGCAATAGAACGCAGACCAGGAACACAATTTTTATTAGATGTAACAAGTGATCTAGGATCAGGAATTACTGCTCAGCAAGGCATAAGACTTATACCCTTCGAATTTTCTACTGTTGATACATTTATGCTTGCATTTGTTAAGACAGGAACAGGAGCTTCTAATAATGTAAAAATGTTTATTTTTAAATCTGGGGCTTTACTGACTAATATAAATGGAAGCGGTAATAATTATCTTACACTTTCTTTTGGTGATATATCTTTTGATAAATTAGCATTTACTCAATCTGCTGATACCTTAATTATTATTAATGAAGATTTACCACCCATAAAGATTGTAAGAGGTGCAACTAATACGACTTGGACAGCAACAACTATTTCTTTAACCTCTCCTAAGTTTGCATTTAATTTAAATACAACTACCCCATCAGGAACAATAACACCTTCTTCAATAGATGGCACATCTACCATAACTGCCTCTGCAAGTATATTCCATGAAGGAAGAAGCGACACAGCTCAAGCTGGAGGATCAGATACTATTACTTTAGATAGTTCGGCTGTGGCTACTGATGACATATACAATGGGTCAACAATAAGAATTACAGGTGGTACAGGGGCAGGACAAAATAGAATCATATCTGATTATGTAGGCTCTTCAAAAGTAGCAACTGTTAGTGAGGCTTGGACTACTCAACCAGACAACACATCAACTTTTTCTGTTGATAGTCATGTTGGACAATTTTTAGATGTAACAAATGGATTTGGTAGAGCTAGAATCATAGAATTTGAATCAGCTACAAAAGTTAAAACTAATGTAGAAGTACCTTTTTTTAACACCTCTGCCATAGCAAGTGGTGATTATAAAATAGAATTTGGTTATGAAGATGTGTGGTCAACAGACAGAGGCTATCCTAGATCAGGAACATTCCATGAGGGTCGTTTATATTTTGGTGGTGCTAAAAGTTTACCTTCTGCATTGTTTGGCAGTAAGGTTGGAGATTTTTTTAATTTTAAAGAATCTGAAGGCTTGGATGACGATTCCATTTTTAGTGTCCTAAGCTCAGATGCTGTAAACGCAATTACAGGTTTAAGAAGTGGAAGAGATTTACAGATATTTACGACAGGTAATGAATTTTTTGTTCAACAGGCAGAAGGACAACCAATAACACCAGGCAATCTTACAATTAAAGCTGCGACTAAATCTGGATCAAAAGAAAATATTATGCCTGTCGCTGCTGAAGGGGGAACTATATTTTTGCAACGATCAGGGAAAGCCTTACGAGAATTTTTATTTAGTGATGTTGAGTTATCTTATCAATCAAACAACATATCTTTGCTATCTAGCCATTTACTAAAAACTCCTGTAAAGATGACATTTAGAAGAGCAACCTCTACTGACGATGGTGATTTGTTAATCATTGTTAATGGACAAGATGGCACTATGGCAGCATACTCAATACACAGAACACAGAAAGTTGTTGCACCAAGTGAATTTATAACTGACGGAACTTTTGAAGATTGTAGTGTAGATATTAACGATATTTATGTTATTGTTAAAAGAACAATTAATTCAACAACAAAATACTATGTGGAGATTTTAGATGACGATAGAACTACTGATGCTTCTTTCCAGCTTTTTGATGGGTCTGCTGATGGGAGCAAGCCTACCTCAACGACAGTTACAGGTCTTACGCACCTGGAAGGAGAAACTGTGGAAGTTATTAGAGATGATATATTCTTGGGTACGAAAACTGTTTCGTCAGGGCAAATAACTATAGACCAAGTGCCAACGACCTATGTAGAAATAGGTTTGCATTATGATGTCGTTGCCAAGACTTTACCAGCTGAACCTAAACTACCTTCTGGAACTATGGTGGGTAGAAAGAAAAGAATCGTAGATGCTAACCCTATTTTATTTAAAACTCAAAACATTGCTATCAATGGTAATGAAGTTCCGTTAAAACATTTTCCGTATACTCTGGATTCAGCCGAAACTATTTTTTCTGGTCGTAAAAGAGTTACTCCGATACTTGGATATAGTAGCGAAGTACAATTAGAAATAACCCAGACTAAGCCTTTGTTTTTTACACTACTTGGTTTAGAATACAATGTGAGTGGTAGTCAATGACAGCAGCAACAGCAATATCAGCAGTATTTGCAGGTGCAGGTTTATTTATGTCTTACCGACAATACCAAGCAACTATTGCTGGTGGTAAGATTCAACAACAAGCCTACGAAGCTCAAGCTAGAAATAGACGATTAGAAGGTAGAATAGAAGCGGTTAGTGCTAAAGAAAAAGCCAATGAAATATTAAGACGAGCAAAGGTTGCTTTAGCTAGTAATATAGCTGGTGGTTATGCAAGTGCAGTAAATCCTTTTGTTGGTTCTGTTGATACTGTAAGTAAACAACAGATTTTAAGACCAGCTGCTTTAGATGTAAATGTTCAGGAAGAAGAGGCTTTACTAGCTGTAGAAAAAGCAGAAAGAGAAGCTCGTTATTTAGAGTACAGAGGACAGATGGCAAAATATCAAGCTAGAAGTCAGGCAACATCAGCTTTAGCTATGGCAGTTATTCAAACAGGTTTATCTGGTGCGTTTAGTGGTATGTCAGGTGGTATGTCTGGATCAACTGCTACCCAAGTAGGACAAAGCACTACATCAGCTGGTGTAACAGGTGGTTTAGGAAATTTAGGTGGTACATCATCATTTATGA